GACCAAGATGAAAGAAATGGGCAGTGGTTTGTAGATAGAGACCAGAACCCTGTTTTTGTTTCTACTAAAGATATGCTCGACAATAACATACCTAAAAATATAAGACATCCTAACCTAGAAATAGCTCTTATTAATGCTGCAAAGACAAAAGAAATAGCTTTCAATAAGGCTGTAAAGGACTTACGAAAAGAATTCGTTATATCAGGTACGTACCAATTACAATTGCAAAAGGACTATAAAAAAGCAATAAAAGATTTTAATGATGCTGAAGTGGGTAAGGTATATATGGAAAAAGCTATTGTAACTCTTGCCGAAGATGGATCGACTATTACTGGTTTTGTAGGGGGCTTTCAAAATTTAGGTAATAAAGTGAGGTCGATTATGGGCTGGAAGCCTAAGAAAGAGTGGAGTTCGATAGCACAGCTGAGAACTGATGTTCGTTTAGCGTTTCAAAAGTTAATTCCGGTAAGTTTAGGAGGTGTTCAATCTGCTAATTCTATTTCTAATAAGGATGTTCAATTCTTAGCAGATGCTTATGTGAATTCACACGTTCAATCCGATGATAAAAGCTTTAGTCTGATGGGGCTTAATGAAGGTATGTTAATGCAACAATTCCAATCTACATTAGATATCTTTAAAGAGAAGCAACTAACGTCTCTAACAAATATAGAGCAGATAGAAACAGATTTAACAAACCGACTATTACCTGGGCAAGTTGCAGGAACGTCAGCATTTGAAAAGTGGTTCGCAAATGAAAATAAAGGAGATAGAAAGATAAATGCGTTAGAGGCTGTTAGTGCGTTTAGAGGTCAGTTATTGCCTGAGCTTATGAAGCAAAAAGGAACGACCCTAACGGTAGGGTCAGGAGCGGATCAATTCAGTTTTAAACAAACAGGGGTTAATGAAACAGGCATACCAATTTGGGATATTGTTCAATAATGGGACAAATTCAAATAAATACTCCATATGAGGGACCTCAAATTATAAATATTGAAGGAGAGGCTCCTACTGAGGTAGAACAACAAGCTATTTTTGAAAAGTTTTTTACTAATCCAAAACCTGACTTTAGTACGGCTACCAACGAAGAAATTCAAAACTATGCTCGTAAGGAAAGATTAGTTGGCCGCCACCCTATTACTGGTGATGCTCTTACAGAAGAAGAGTATATTTCTGAATATAAAGAACCTGGGGTAGATTATGCTTCAGGAGTTAAAAGTAATGATTTATTTTCTCGATTTACTTATGGTAGTTTGGAAACAGATGAAGAAAGAAAAGTTTATTTAGATAGAGTGGTAGGATCAGAAGGGTATCGTGTCGATGGTCTGGGTCGCTTTTTAATTACAAAAGACGGAAGAAAAACTTTAGGAATGGGAGAAGGTCCTGAAGTAGCCATTGATGAAGAAGGTTTATCGTGGAGTGACGTAAAAGAATTTGCAGGAGCTACGGTTTTTCCAATTACTGCGGGTATTGGTGCATCTTTAATGGTTTCTGGTCTAGGGTTTGTACCAGGCGTACTTATTGTAGGTGCTTCTATGGCAGGAGGTAAAGTATTAGACGAAGCTATAGAAGGTGCTCGTGGACTTCAACGCCAAAGTGGCGAAGAAATAATTCGAGATGCTGCTTTTGAAGGAGCATTTGGGCTAGTTGGAGAAGGTTTAGGAAGAACTATTTCTAGAATTTTTGGAAGAATTCTTAAAGGTCCTGGAGGGAAAGCTAATGAAGCTTTACGTGCTCAAGCACGAGAGATAATAAATAAAGGGTATCGACCGACTGTGGCTGGTGCTACCGATGAATCTTTTCGTCCTATCTTAAATAGATTACAAGCTGTTTATGAAGGAGTTTTTCCGAGCAAAGGAGCAGCAGATGCGAATTTAAAAGGCATTTTAGATGAATTACGAGCTGTTGGAATTGTTGATAGAACAGCTATACAAAACCTTGAAAAAGCTGTTTCCAGAGATATACATAAAATTTATGGTGATGCGGATCAAGCACTTGCTCGTGCTAATTTAGATATGAATAAAGCTATTGAAAATGAAATTAGAGCTATTAGGAATATTTTAAAAGGTGACGGAAATGTAGGTAAAGACTTAGCAAAACAGCTTACATTAAGAAAATCTATTTTTGATGAGGACGTTGATCGTTTATACACCAAAGTAGAAAAGATTTTAGGAGGAAAAAACCGTATTATTCCTACAGGAGGATTAGTACAAACATATAAAGGTTTATTAAAAACCCGTATGGGAAAAGATATTGCCGAATCCACAATTGGCCGAGAAATTATGCGTTTAGGAAGAGCAAAATTTGCTACCCCTACAGAAATGAACAGATTACGCACAGCCTTAACGGATGCGAGTTATAATACAGAACTTATAGGCGGATTAAGAGGTAATTCTCTAACTAAACTTAAAGAAGCTATTAATCAATCTTTTGATGATTCTATGATTACTTTAGCTAAAACAGCCAATAAATTTGCTCCTGATAATGTAGGTGGTGCAGGATTAATGGGGACAGAAAAGGAAATAGCAGCACAATTTGCTGCTTTGAGCGAGGGTTTAAACTTATTAAGCCGAACAAATAAATTTTATTCAAAAGGGATATCTCGTTTTGATGATGTGGCGATAGATAATATTATGAAAGAGGCAAGACGAGGAACTATTAATTCTGCGACATTATACAATGAAATAGTTATTAAAAATAATCCTGAGTTATTAGAGAAAGTATTACGAGCAGTACGAGGGGTTCCTACAGGAAGAGCTTTAGGAGCTAAAACAGGAATTTCTGATTTAGCACGAGGAAGAAAATTTTTAGAAGCACAACGTATAGGAAATCGTACAATTGCTCAAGCTTTAGATGATGTAAAAAATCTTCCTCCTAATAACAGAGTTCGTATAAATGTGGAAAATAAAATTGCTGCGTTAGAAAAAGAAGCTTTAGAAGTAGCTACAATGCGTGGCACAGGAGCAGAAATGGCTAATACTATACGAGAAGGATTAGCAAAGAATTTATTAGATGACGCTATGCAAAATTCATTAATTATTGATAAAGCCACAAGTTTACAGGTTATTGATCCATTAAAATTATCTAATGCTTTATTAAGAGAGGGTCCTCTTCTTAAAAAATTGTTTGGCACAGAATATAAAAAATTAAATGATGTCATTCATGTATTACGTCGTTCAAAAGCTGATTTACCTGATGAAATAAGAAATCAATTAGCTACTCTTCCTTTAGGGCGTTCTTTATTAGCACTGCGTAATGCAGAATTAAAACGTGCGGCTCTAGATAAAGATGTTTTTCTGAAAAAGTTACAAACTTCTACTAATCCTCAAGAATTAGCAGATATTGTTTTTAAAGATGTAGACTCTATTGTTCAAGCAGAAAAAATTTTAAAGCCAGCAGTAATGCAAGATGTTCGAACTGCTGCTATGGGAAATATTTTAAGAAAATTAGGTGCTACGACAGATGAAGCAGGACAAATTCAATTAACCACAGATTTTGTAGAAAAATTTACAACTGGACGTTTAGGCACAGGTTTTCAAAATATATTAAGAAGTTATGGTCCAGAAACCATTAATAAAATGTTTGGCCCTAATGGTTATAAGGCTTTAAATCTATTAGCTACAGACATGATTCGTGTTTCTAACCGATCAATAGCAGCAAAGGGAGGATTAGCCGCTCCTCAAATTGCTTTAGGGTTAGGAATTGTAGGTTTGATAACAGCACCAATGGCAACATTACCTGCTATGGCTGGTTTTTGGTTTATGTCTCGCGCTTTACGTCATCCTGCTGTATTAAAAATGATGATGGCCTCTCGCGACAAGAATACAATTAAACAATTACTTGCGGGTAAATTAAAAGCTAATGACCCTGTAGCTCAAGGATTCCAAGCATTATGGCAAATACAAGCTCAAGCGATGATGCAATATAGTCGTATGGTGGCAGAAGAAATGGCTCCTACTAAAGAAACAATAGAAGGTGTATCTGCTCCTATAAAGGATGTAGTCAAGGAGAGCGTAACTGCCGTACAAAATTTGAACACTGGTCGTCCTCCTGCTGGCGATGTTCTTCGCGACGTTGAAATCGAGAAACTCGTAGGCGTACGTTAATGACCGTCGATCGTTCTAAACTAGCGGAAATGCTTATCCTTCATGAAGGTATGAAACTGAACGTGTATGATGATGCGACGGGACAGGACTTGAGCCAGGGGGACACGGCCCAGGGACACCCGACCTTGGGAGTAGGACGCAACATAGCAGGAGATGGATTAGGAATTTCAGAGGAAGAGGCTCGTTTTATGTTATTAAATGACCTAGCACGAGTAGAAAATGAGGCAAAGACCTGGCCTTATTACGAAGACTTAGATGGGGCACGCCAGGCAGTCCTGTTGGATATGCTCTTTAATATGGGTATGACGCGCTTTAATCCTGAAAAATGGCCTAAGATGTTCCGAGCCATCGCGGAACAAAATTGGGAGGAAGCGGCAAACCAGATGCGCTCAAGTGCATGGGCTGGTCAAGTAAAATCCCGTAGTCAAAGATTGGCAAAAATGATGGAATTTGGGGTGTGGATTGCTTAATGAGTGGAAAATTGTGGGCTATATTTATTGTCGTTTTGTTTCTCGGCTTACTAACAATATGTAGTAGGGCAGACGCACAGACGAATACTGTCACATCCACTTCAAGCACTGTATCAGGAACAACCACAGTTGATAGGACACCAAGCACCGCTTCTGCTCCTGGAGTAATGATTAACAATCAGGATGTTTGCAGTACGGGCAGTTCTATAGCTATCCAATCACAAATTTTAGGAATTGCAGGTGGCACCACAGTAAGAGACATGAACTGTGAACGATTGAAATTATCTCGGCAGTTATTTCGTTTTGGCATGAAGGTTGGAGCTGTAGCTATGCTTTGCCAGGATGAGAGGGTTTTTCAAGCGATGGAAATGGCCGGTACGCCCTGCCCCTACAAAGGAAAAATTGGGCTAGATGCTGCAAAAGCATGGTTAGAAAATCCTGAAAAAAGACCTGATTACGAACAATGGGTAAAAGAAAACACAACAGAGGAGGAATTTCTTAGTGATGAAGATTCTGCTATTCTTGGTATTAGTGGCCTTATCATGTTGCTCTTACTCCTTTGATACCTGGGCACAAATGATGGAAGAAGGCGATACGGTTACCACAGTTATTGAATCCCAAGGTGATGTCGAGGAGGTTACACAGACGACTGTAACTGTAGAACACAAAGCAACAGGTGATGTATTGGATGGCGATACAGGTATTGTGACGAGTAAATACGAAGGGGACGCCGATATCGACTGGGGTGGCGATGGCGCTATTTATTCTCATGCTTCTTGTACGGATGCAGCATCAGGGTTCCCGGCAACAGGAACAGACGGAAGAACGGTAGCCTGTGGTCATGCAAAAAACAATTCACTCACCACCTGGGAACAATATGTGGATTTAAACAGTTTTGATATTGAAGATGGTGGTCAGGTTGATTGGCAATTCTACTTTGCTTTTCCAAACAATATGTATACCAACGCTAATCGCACCGCCTTTGTGGAAACAAAAGGATACTATGATAATGTTCTTCAATGGGAAACAGGACAGATTACTATTGATAAAACAACTTTCACGCAAAACCCCTATGACTATTCAGGAAATACTAATTGGGTCAATACTGTTTTAGGAAGTGAGGAGTTCGCAGGTCAGCTCGATAAGGTCTATATCAACATAGGCGGATATGGAACTTACTATTGGGATGAGTTTCAATATAATGTTGCCTATAATTATATAACAACTGTTATTGAAACATGGATGCAAGTCGTGGAACAGCAGCAAAATTTAGATACCATGATGGATTTAATGGATAATTATGAGGTCATAGATACTTTCGAGCAGGATATTATGGATACCACTATGGAGGATATGGTTAATATGGAAGTTGATATACCTGATGTTGATATTCCCGATGTGGATGTACCGACAACAGAGGCACCTAGTAGTGAAGAAATGCTACAGGATTTAGAATTAGATATGCCAATGATGGATGTTGAGGAAGTTGCAGCCGAAATTGAAGAAATGGTTGCTGAAATTGAAGATATAGCCGTAGACGAGCCAACAGAGGAAGTTTCATCGCCCACAAATGAGCCAGAATTAACGGAAGAGGTTGTTGAGGAAGTAGAACCTACCGAAGAAATTGAGGTTGCAGAGGAGACTTCTAGCGAGGAAGAACCTAAAGAGGAAGTAAAGAAAGTGGAAGTTGAAGAAAAGCCAACCAAACAACAGGAAAAGAAGCAGGAGAAAGCAAAAGAAATTATAGAAAGCTTTGCCTCCAACTATGACCCTGTTGCCCAGATTACCACTTTGGCTTTGGTTAATGCTCTTGGTCCGAACATCAAAACCTATTCCAATCAAGTTGTTCAACCTGCTTTACAATGGTATAAGACGGAAGAAATTTATAAGAATGTAGTAATAGATGATCCTTTGGGTAATTATATAAGCGTCAAAGACAGTCTGACTTTTAATAAAATGATTGATATGCAGTATGAGTGAAGTAGAATATAAAGGCATTAAGTTCAAAGGATCAAAATTATTGCTATTGTTGCCGATTTTAGGTACTCTGGGAGGAATTTTGTGGGGCGGCTTTGAATTCACAAAAGATTATATGAATATGAGGGATAAAATTAATGAGTATGTGGCTCCTGATCTTAGTAATCTTACTTTAAAACTTAAAGTGTTTGAAGAACGCACGATAGCTTTAGAGGAATTACTTAATACTAAAATAACCAATATGGAAGTTCTGTTGTC